GTCCTGAATTTCATTTTCAACTCCCGATACTTTTTCTTTAAGAACTGCAACATCCGACTTAAGACCGACTGTTGTTGTGAGACTCCAGCCAGAGAGAGCGATGAGAATAGCCAAGAGTGCAGTAATAATTTTATCATTCATATTAGCTACAATTATCTTTACTTAGGTCCACAGGTACTTCTTTTGTAAACCAGAACCAGGAAGATATTTTAGTTCCTTCTTGTGTATATGTGCATTTTTGCCCAACTGAACAGGCGCTTAATGCAAATAATAGTGCTAATAATAAATATAGTTTTTTCATTTATTGACAACTTTCACATTCATTTGTCTCATCTACTACCACACCTTCGGGTTTTTTGCAATCACACTTTATGCAAGTACAGGCACCATATATATCCCCATGCTCCTTTTTACTGCAGTGACAATCACAATTACAATCTTTGCATTTGGTCATTTAATAGCCTCCCTACAGTCTGGACAAGATTTTTTATACCATAAATGTGTGCCGCAGTGGTCTATTTTTACAGGAGCTACTTCTTTTACAGAAGCTACTTCTTCTTTTTTAGTGAAGAGTTTTTCCCATATAAATTTAATCCATTTACTCATTTTTTTCCTCAATTCCATAGAAGAACTTATCAGTATCTTCTGTTTTCCATTTGCCAGTGTCTTCTACATTCCATTCTGAAGTCTGGACTTTCCAATCTGGTACTTCGTCTTTTACTGTAAACGAAGGTATATCCCAAAGGATACGATTGTTTGGTTGTGCCGCATAATTGCCATCTTCTAATGCCATTATGTGTGCGCACTTATGTTCATGCGGTATCTCCGAATGATCTGTATCTACTATATTACTCTCTGGGTGCGCCCAGTCAACTGTAAAGAGATAGGCACCTTCATGCCATTTCTTATCTTTTCCTATGTATTTACCCGATTGTCCATCTAAGATATCAAAAGAAGTAACACCAGGATAGTAACTAAAGCAATTCCATAGCTCCAGCTCATCAAGTCGCATCCTAGGAACCTTATTGATTTCAAATCCTCTTTGAACGAATGCGGAGATAGGAAGTCTATAAAAGACCGCACCATTTTCCATAATCGAGTGGAACAAAATCGGTCTGCCAGTGATCGAAGCCAATCCAAAAATAATGCAATCTTCAACTTCTCCATGATGATCTTTAAGATCATATAGATACTCTCTTCTGATCTGTGAATAGAGCACAGGAATGTTTGCATTCAAATAGGCCATCGGTCATATAATTCCTAGTTTACTAAAAAGTATATAGCAACTAGCACTACCACAACAGCAGTAGATATCTTTGGATTAGCTTTTGCTAATGTCCATACTTGTTTTACTTTGTCCATAGTTTCTCCTTGGTTATTTTATTGTACCCCAATTTGGTCCAGATTCATAGTCTACTTTATTAGGAACTTCAAGGGTTACGGCTTGTTCCATCATCTCTTTTATCTCTTCTGCATGGGCTGCACTAGCCACAGATATATCTAGTTCATCATGAACTTGTATATGGGGTATTATTCCAAGATTATAGTATAATTCAATCATAGCTTTCTTGGTCATGTCTGCAGCAGATCCTTGAATGAGTTTATTTAATGCTTTGTATGTATAGGCACGTTTGATCCCTGGTCCGTGTTCCGCGAGCGCTTGTTCGTGAGGTAATGCTTTATGAATCCCGAATTGATTTGGTTCCCATAGATGGAAGCGACAAAGTCGACCTAGAAGAGTTCTAATTCTTCCAGAACTTTGCGCACGCTGCATCACTGCATGCATAAGTTGTTTAACAAAAGGAACTTGACTATGATATTTTTTAAATAAATCTTCTGCGGATTCTTTATTGATTCCAAGTTCTGCTTGTAATTTATTTTTTCCCATTCCATAGAACAGGCCAAGGTTTATAGTCTTGGCCTGTGTTCTAGGTATATCTGCCATCTCGGATACAATGCTGTGAAAATCTGCTTCTCCTTTTTTATAAGAATTTAATACTTCATCAATTCCCATAAGATTTTGTAGTGTTGCATAATGCACTACGAGTCTTGGTTCTTGTTGATTATAATCAAAACAGCCCCATGTATGACCTCCTTCGGGCAAGAATAATGACCTAATAGCTGGTCCGAGCTCCTTATTCCGTGCTGGAATCTGCTGGAGATTTGGATTAGCATAAGAAAATCTTCCGGTTACTGTTCCTCCAGTGTCTCCACGTAATTGATTAATTTCTGCGTGAATACGACCCTTGTAAGAATGTTTAATTATGGTATCAATAAATGTGGTATGAGCTTTGTTTATTTCACGGGCTCGGGTTATTAATTTCACCAGTGGGTGGGGGTGATTTTGAAGAAAATTTTTTGTAAATGAAGGAGAATTTGTCTTATCAGTCCGGTCAAAAGGTAGATGAAGTTTTTCAAAAACTTTGGCAATCGATCTTGCTGCCCATATTTGAACATCTATTTGTGTTTCTTTTTTTATTTTTAGTAAGCATTGCTTTTCTTCTCCAAGTAGTTTGGTTTTTAATTTATGAGCGTTTTCACTATCTACTCGGACTCCTAAGAAACGCATGTCAACCAAACAGGGAAAAAGATCAGTTTCCATTTTAAAAATTGCTTCTAGATCTTGATGAAGTATTTCTTTCTTTAATTCTTGCCATAACTCCAAGGTGATTTGCGCATCTTTTTCTGCATATGCGCCGACATAAATAGCAGGCAGTTTATACATTTCTGCTTTAGGATCTACTCCCCATTCTTTAGCAGCATTATACAAAGCTGATTCATCCTTTCCTTGACCTGTGTATCGTTTAGAACAATTATTTAAATCATATCTCATTTGATTTTCATCCACTACTGCGGATGCAATCATGGTATCTACGATTTTTCCTTTAATCTTTAATCCTAAATATCTAATCCAACAAACGTCATACATGGCGTTGTGAAATATTTTGACAGAATCTGTGTTTAAAACAGATTGAAACCATTTTAAAACTAATCTTCGATCCATATTTCCTCCACCTTCATGAGCAATAGGATAATAACCACACCAATTTTTTACAGCAACAGAAATTCCTACAACAGTACCATTTTTAACTACAGAACCGGACCCCATACGCGTATTTAAATTAGGATCTTTTGTTTCTAAATCAATTGCAATTTCGTTATGTTTTGATAAATCAGGAAATTCTGTCGGAGGTGTCCATTCGGTTTGTGGTTTAAAAAGAGGTTGTTGTATCATTTGTCTTTCTTCCATTTCTTATAGCCTTTCAGCCATTCTTTTGATTTACGTTCTTCTGTTTGTCGTTTTGATTCTTGATAAGATTCTTCCAGTTCTTTTTTTTCTTTCTCAGCTTCTTCTAAGAAATCTTTAGGATAATCTCTATCGATTGCCATTTGACAGTAGTGAATTGCTTTTTCCAAATCTTTCCTTTGTCCTTTCTGCTTGTGTCTGCACAAATATTTTATAGCATTTCCTTCCGCAAAGGGCAAATTATTTTTATTAATAAATTCTGAAGGTTGAATAACCATACATTGATAATGAGATCCTCCAATTTGTTTTTTATATACATCGCTCATATTCTAAACGCCTTATAAATATCTTTGGGTTCTACTATATGTAAATGTTCCTTGGTCCTTGTTGCGCCAACATAAAATAAACGATTAACATCATCAGGAACTCTTTCATATTCTCTTAAAGTTTGTCTACTTAAATCAGTTAATAAAATCACATTATCTGCTTCTCCTCCTTTTACTCCATGAATCGTAGATAATAATATCCTAGGTTTTTTATTTAGTTGCTCTCCATTTTGTCTCATTTTTCTAATATAATTTACTTTCTTGGAAGGTGCATTATTAAATGCATTATACCAAACATCATCTACCGTGAGCCCATATTTATTTTTACATTGTTCTAAAGAGTAAAAATTATCTTTATTTAAAAGTACTAACGATTTTTTATTTGCATGGGATTCATCCATATAACTATAAATTCTTTTTATTCTTGTATAATCTAAAGTTTCACCTTTTCTCCAGGATTCCCATTCAGTAATAGCTTCGTATAAATCTTGTTCATATGATTTTTTAAATTTATTTTTATAATATAATCCATTTTGATATATAGTATTTTCAAGATCATCCAGCATAGAACGAGTTCTAGTAAGCACTAACCATTCTCCTTTAGACATATCAATGTGTCTAAAATCAGAATAAGTAGATAATTTTCCTTCAACGGTTTTAGGACGCCAATCTTTTGGAATTCTATTACCTACTTTATTTATAATTTTCATTGCAAATTCATGTACTTTAGCTGGAATTCTATAGGATTGAGTCAATTTAATAAATTCACCCCCCAGGGTTATAAAACTATTAACATCTGCACCGGCCCATTTAAAGATAGCTTGGTCATCATCTCCCGCGATATAATTATCTGTTGATTTATCCCATATAATTTTAGCCATGTCCCATTGCATTAGAGATAAATCTTGTGCCTCATCAATAAATACTACATCAAATTTAGGACAGGTATCAGATTTAATGAAATCTAAAATCATGTCGTTGAAGTCCACTAAATTATATTCTTTTTTATATCTTTGTAATTCATTTGCTATAATTTTAAGTTTATTAAATTCTACATCCTGGGTATGTTCTTTAAGATCGTATT